GATGTTTCTATTGTTTTCCCAGACCAGCTCGACAGCGGTGATGAAAGCGATCTTTTGTTTGGTTACCCTGTAACAGTTCGCTGTACTGGTTTTACAGTTCCTGAAGTTTCTATGGCAACATATGATATTACATATCATGGAATTTCTGTAAAAAGACCTGGTGGAAAACTTGAAGGTGAACGCTCAATTGAGTTGACATTCCGTGAAGATGCTGCTTTCATGTTGAGACAGCGCTTCTCATTGTGGATGATGGCTGTTGCAGACCCTGTAACAGGTGGTGTTTCAAATGCTATCAACTATTTCGGTACATTGTCAGTTCGTACAATTGCTGGTGAATACACTTCTACGCAACTTGTCAATCCTACTGGACAGTCAACAGGTTCTAACCATCAAATTCTTGAAGATTCTGGTCAGATTCCAGCAAAATCTAAAAAAGGTGACTTTGCAGATGTAAACCCTGTTGCTGAATGGAATTTCTACCATGTTTGGGTTTCTAAAGTTGGTGGAGTTGAGTTCTCAACAGATGCAGCTGAAGCTAACACATTCCCAGTAACATTTCAGTATCAAGACTGTGACATTCCATTCTTTGGTGGAAATCCAATCTTCTAATGAAACAAATGCCGCTCAAAAGAGCGGCATTTTTTTTTACATTTTTTGAACTTGTACTGGACTTTTCATATATTATATTTGTAAATAGCGAGGTACAAGATGCTTAGAGATTCAATAAACAAATTCTATGAGTCAGCTGCAAAAAAGTTTGCAAAGTCAGGTGTAATTCAGCACATAGATACAGAATCTTCAATTATCGAAGATGTGACAGTTGACCGTGAGTTTATCAAATCACTTATGTCTAAGAATGGTGGAAACTTCCGCTATGTTACAGTTGATGGTGGTCGTTACCAATCTCCAGATGGTCGCATCCACAAACTTGTAGACAGAAAAATCTTGATGAATAACTTATACCCAACTTATGTTGGTGAGTTTTACGAAGACACTCTTGAAAAGTTTGGCATCAAGAAAAATGTCATCAACCTTGATGAAGAGGTTGCAAAAATTAAAGCTGCAGCAGCTGCTGAGAAAAAAGAAAACAAAGAACGCGGTGTTAAAGGTGGTATTTTCAACTATGAATACTTCTACAACGTAAACAATTTCAAATGCACACTTAATGAAATCTTGAACAAAAATCCTGGCAAAAAAGTTGTTTGGTACATCGGAAACGCAAAAGATACTTGGGGTTCAAAACGCTTCAGTGATGCCCAGAAAGCTGCTGAGTTCCTTGGTGAAGAGTTTAACTACGTGTTTGTTAAAACTTGTCAGTGTGTTTGGGACAACAACAAAAAGAAATTCCCAGATGTAGATTCTCTTGTAAGTGACATCGCTCATAAGTATGATGAAGCATACAACAAGAAACTTGGAAGCTTGGAAAACTATACAGATGTTAGTTCTTACACAATCAATGACCTTCTTTCAGCTAAAGGTAAAGAAAACATCGCAAATGCTGTGAAAGAACTTGGTGAAAATCATATTCTTGTACAATACATCAAGAAAATCATCGACAATGCTCAATTGATGAAGTCACTTCCAAGCATTGAAAATATTCCACGTGTTGAGCTTCAGAATAAACCTGAGTTCAAAGACGTCATTAAAAAATATGAGATGATTGGAAACTATTTGTGCGACTTTGCAGGTACATTTTACTATGAAAATAAACTTGCAAAAACAATTCGGTACATTAAGCTTGTTGATAAAGCAACTGATGGAGAATAAAGAAAATGAGATACATTAAGTCAACAACTGGAGCAACTGTCATAAATGATGAAGGAAAACTCATTATGTTTCCGCTTGGTACTACTGAGTTTAGCTTCATCGAGAATGATGGATTTAAAGAAGACTTTCCATTCTTGAAAGACTTCTCAATCAAAAATGGAGACAATGTTCTTGAATATTCATGCTCATCTCGAGCTTTCACATTAAACGGTTTTCATGTTCCATTCAGCATCGGAATTGACTTGAAGAATGCAATTTATAAGAAGAATGATGAAGCTGTTGAGACTTTCATGAAGACATTTGGATTGTGTGATTGGTACGTTCTTTCATTCGTCTTCACACATCTTTCAAGTGAACTTGATGCAATTGTTGATAATGCGTTTTCTCTTGAATTGCCTGAAAGCTCAATCATCTCTTACGTTCAAGGTGACTATGTCAGCAATAACAGCGGAAAGAAAGTAACAGTAATCTGTAAAATTATTGATGGTAAGCTTGAGTTTCTCGGTTCAGCAATTTCAAATTTCAAGTTTGAGCAAGAATACAATACAGTTTTCACAACTTGGCTCAAATTTCTTGAACACAATGATGAAGATGCATTCTTTGATGAGTTGAACAGAAAACTCAATATCAGCTACTCTTTGAAAGAGCACATGATTTCAAATGCAAAACTTCATGGTCCTCTTTCAGACATCATCATCGAGATTGACCCAAAACAATTTGAAGATGATGAAGATGCATATGATGAAATCTTCTAAAATATGGCGGCATAGACTAAATATCTATGCCGTTTTCTATTGGCGATAAAGCTAAAATTAAACCAAAAATTTCTAAAAAGTCTTATTTTATCTATGAAGACTATCGAAAATCCTCACCTTATATTGTTTGTCCTTGTTCATTAAAAAATAAAATTGTCACAGTAAAGAAACTTCTCGATAACGGCATCGCTTTATGCACATACCATGAAACAGTCATTTCAATAATTTATACGGATGACTTAGAAAAACTTTCAAACTAATTTAGTTATGAATAACATGATTGTCCCTGAATACAAGATTGTAGGCGATAATAAACTTTTGCCATTTGACAACAGCGACATTGATGCAGCTAAAAATGCTAAAAATGACGGAAGCAAGTTAAAAGTCATCAGAAATCCAGATGGCTCAAATGGTGTATCTTTATATGATGACGGTGAATTGATTGTTAAGACTACAAATGACAGACATCTTCAAACTCATTTTGATAAAGATAAAAAATTGCTTGATACTAGTTTTATTCCAGATGAAATCAAAGCTGGAAATGGTATCAATGTCAATAAAAATAAAAGTAATGGCGCCACTACGATTAGTTTACAAGATGACTACGTTCGTGATATAGTGGTTAAAAACACTACTCAACTTCGTGGTGAAAATGGTGTTCTCGTTGAAAAAGATGAGAAGGTTTCGAATGGTAAAGTTATTAAGCTTGACAATAACTATATTATAAAGCAAGGAGATTTTAACAAATGACAGTAATTCAAAGACATGGTAATACAAAACCAACAGCTGACGACCTTGAAGTGTTCCAGTTCGGTTACGACACTCGTGACAATGTCTATGGTAAACACGAAGGCAAAACTTTGTACATCAATGACAAAGGTATCATCCGTGACGTTACTGCAGCTTATTTAAAGGAAGAGTTTGTAAATTACTGTCTTCCTTGTGATGCTGATGGAAACGTTGTTGAAAATGGTGAAACAGTTTACTCTGAGTCTGCTAAGCCAATCAATGGTTTGCTTGAAAACCTCACTTCAAGAACAACAAAAATCTTTGATGATGTTGGTAATGAAATGGGTGAGAAAGTAACAATTGGCGCTTACACAGTAAACCCAAAAACACATCAGTTTACTAAACCTTCAGTTGGTGCACTTTCATTCTATGCAGTTCATCCTGAATACATTCAGAAATTGAAGAACTCACTTGAGCAGAAAGCTATTGTTTCTGTTGACAGCTACGCAGCTATGGTTGCAAAAGCTGAAGAAATGGCACAGAGCGAGAAGAAAACACTTGAAGCTGGTGTTCAGTTTATCGTAAAACATGATGAGTCTACTGATCCTGAGTCTGGAAATAGCCACAATGGTGATACATGGTTGTATGTTGTTATCAATTATGAAGGTGAAGTTTCAACAGAAGAAACTGAAGCAGAAGAACATCCAACACTTGGCGCTGGTACAGACGTTCATGTAATTACAAGCTACAATGGACAGACATATGCACTTCAGCCAATTATGGCTCTTGAATACTTGTTCCACGACCCAATCGCAAAAGACTTCCGTGATACAGGTTTCACAGTAGAAATTGGTGAAAAAAATGAAGAAGAGAACACAATCGAAATTGGTATCAACAAATTCACAGAAGATACAATTATTTGTGCTCATGACAATGCGTTCTCAAGCAAAACAGAAGTTCTTGGCGTAAAAGCTGATGAAGTTACTGATGCTGCTGAGCATACTGATATTCCTGAAATTGTTACACAGGCCCGCGAAAGAGGTCAGACATATACAAACTATGTTAAACTCTATCAGAAAAACTTCACTCCAAATGGTGAAGACGGTCCAGAGACAGTTCGCCAGGTAATCAACTTCAATGACTTCGTTCTTGATGAAGGTTCATGGGACTAATCTAGACCTTTAGATATATATTTCAAAAGGACGCTTTCACAGGCGTCCTTTTGTTTTTTGAAAACAGACTAACTATAATATGAACGACGAAAAAGAAGACTTAGAAACTAATATTGAAAAAGCATCTCAAGCTCCAGCTATTGTTGATGAAGTACAAATATCTGAATTGGCTGATAAAGTGACACCAGTTACATTGATGACTAATGGCCTTTCAGCTTTTATGAATGATGTTTTTGAAATGTCACGCCAAGAAGACTTGTATATTCAGCAATTACGTCAAAATATTTTGGCAGATTGGAATACATTTAAGCCTGAAACAAAAGCGATGATTGTTACTTCTGAAACTACAAACAGAAATGACTTAGCTTCAAAAGTTATTGCGCCATCTATGCAGATGCTTACTGCTTTACAGCAAAATGAATTGGCTGAACGAAAAGAACGCATGCAACAAAAAGAAAATGCTGTTATCCATGCGTCTTCAATTCAGCAAGTATCAGCAGCAGCTCCTGCAGAAGTTTTAGCTGGTCTTCAAGCACTTTTTAATATGAGCAATGTTATGACTCCACAATCAAGAAATGTTACACCAACAATGTTAAAAGATGATGAAAAAGATGAAAGACCATTTGGAAGTCATTAATCTATAATATTATGTTGACAAAAATTGGTGAAGAAAATGTGACACCAGAAGGCTTTGAGCTTGGTGTCGTTAACAAACATTTTATCAGTGAGTCTGGTAAAAAAGTTGATAAGCAGGTACTTAATAGTCCTGATTGGGTCGTTGCAATTGTCTATGATATGGACTTGAACATCCATTGTGTAAAGCAATTTAGAGCAGGTGTTGATGCGCCTCTTATTGAGTTTCCAGAAGGAAAAGTTGAAAAAGATGAGTCGCCACTTGAAGCAATTATTCGTGAGTTGAAAGAAGAACTTGGGCTTTGTTCTAAAGATATTTTGAGTATTGAAAAACTTCTTGAAGGAAATCCATGCTCAGCATATTTTGGAAATACTGTCCATCTTTTCAGAGTAATTGTAAAGTCTGACCTCCATCTGAAAGCAAATAACGCAAATGTTCCAAATGAAGATGACATTGAAGTTGTTACAATCAATGGTGATGAAGTCAATGAAGCTATGAGCTCTCCTTTACAGAATATGTATATGAAATTTTTGTGGAGTATCGTAACACCAGAACTTGCACAAATCCATAATGAAAAAATGCAAATGCAACAGAGACAACGCACAATGATGCAGATGAAGCAGCCAATGCCAGTTTAAAAATTATTAATATAGAGACCATATATGTCAGAAATTTTTCTTCCAAAAGACTATGAATGGGTAGACTTGAGCAATTATCAGTTTAAGTCTGCTCTTGATAACCTCATAAATGAGGATGACAATCTTTTCATTCAAGCAAAAGCTGGTTGTGGAAAATCTTTAATGATTAACATCGCTGCAGCTATGAAAGAGAATATTGTCATCCTTTCAACAACTGGAACTACAGCTATGCAGTTGTCTTCAGATGGTATTCCAGCAAAAACAATTCATTCATTTTTCCAATTTCCAGCAGTTCCACTTTTTACAGAGAAAGATATTTACAAATGTTTTGGGGACACACGTAAAATTATCCAGAAAATGGAAACATTGATTGTTGACGAAGTTTCAATGTTGAATGCACAAATGTTTGATTGGATTATCAAAAAACTTATGTACATTCGCCATGGTGATTTGCCTCGTGTTGTATTGTTTGGCGATGTATTGCAGTTGCCTCCAGTCATTTCAAGCGAAAAGATTGTTCAAGACTATTTTAAAGAAAATTATAATGGCAATGTCATGTTTTTTAATTCAAAAGCATACAAGTCTATGAACTTCAAAATGATGACATTGAACCAATCGTATCGTCAAAAAGATGAAACATTTGCAGATAACATTTATTCTATTGGTATAAACTCATATGATAAATCTATTCTTGATTATTTCAATCAGCGTGTAATGACATTGCAGAAATATGACAGAACACACAGCAAGTATATTTATATGAGCCCAACAAATGCTTCTGTAAATAAAATCAATAAAGCGTATATTGATGCTCTTGACTCAGACGAATGGAAAACATATAAAATTGTAAAAAGTCCAAACTTCCCAAATGGTCTTCTTGATGATGAAATTACAATTAAGAAAGGCGCACAAGTAATGGCAACTCGCAATGACTTGATTGAGCATAAATATGCGAATGGAATGATTGGTACAGCAATTGAAGTTAATGACGACAATGTTGTCATTGAATTTGAGAATGGTGTAATTGCTCCAGTGTACATATCTAAATATGAATTGATGAAGCCATACCTTGATGATAATGGAAAAATTCAGTATAAAGTTGACTCATGGGCACGTCAGATTGACTGTAAAGTTTGTCGTGCTATGACAGTTCATAAGTCTCAAGGAAAAACATTTGAAAATGCCTATCTTGCTTTGAATGGTTGGACACCTCCTGGACTAGTATATGTTGGACTTTCGCGTCTTACATCATTAGAAGGTCTTGGTCTTTCACGTCCACTTTATATGAATGACATTCAGATTTTCAAAGAAGCAATGGACTTCTTGACAAAAGACGTAGCATAAAAAACTCATACTTCGTGTCATCTAACTAATTATTTATCATAGTTGGAGGATACGAAAATTAAACGTTTTGATAGCGAAAGCATTTATTATAGAATTAAACAAAGAGCAGAAGTAATGAATGAATGGGCTCAAATTATTCCAAATGGAACAATTTCGAGCTTATTCAAAGTTTGGTCTGAAATGGGAAGTGAGTTTACTCGCTACCTTGAATATTTGTATCAAGAGAAAAAATATCAAAACGCACGAAATCTTTCTTCAATCACAAGTATGACAGACTTGGTTGCATATAAACGCAATCTTCCAAAGTCTGCAATTGGATATGTTATAGTCTCACACACTGACAAAAATGGTGTAAATCGTTTAAATAATTATGGTGTTGAGTTTTTCGACCTCGATGCTACGTCTGACTATGATGAATTAACACAAAATAAAAATGCAACTTCAGAGGAAAAAGCAGCTCTAATTCCTTGGACAGCAAACAAACCATACTGTATTCCTGAAGGCTCAATTATAACAGCTTCAAATGGTACAAAGTTTATTGTAACAGAGTCTGTTGAATCACGAGCTCTTAAAGAGCCATTTTCAGTTATTAAAAAAGATGCAACAAAATATAAAAACTTTGTTGAAGCTGGTGGTTGGAATGGCATAAAATATCTTAAAGTTCCTGTTATTCAAGGTGAACAAGTTTCAGCACAATTAGGACAAGCACAAGGAACTCGTTATGAAAGCTTTACTCTTGATGCACTTGATGTTGAAAATGCTTCTAATATCATCTCTTGTAAATATTTCAATCTATCAGTTAAGCCTTTTAAAAAAGTAAATGGCGAAGATGTTGAAGATGGCGATGTTGAGATTTGGGAAAAAGTTGAAAATATCGGCCTTGCTGGAGCATATGATAAGGTTTTTGAAGTAAAAATCCTCGATGATGAGAATAAATTGCTTTTCAAATTTGGAAATGGTATTACTGGAAAAATGCTTCCAAAAGGCGCAATTATTACAGTAAATTATTTGAAAACTCTTGGAGCCTCAGGAAATATCTCATCTAAGTTTCAATTGAATACAATCACACTTCCAAATGGTGAGGCTATGGTTGATCCAAGAACAAATACAATTGCTAACTTCATTTGTTGTACAAACATCTCACCAATAAATGGTGGACATGATATTGAAGACATTGATGACATTAGACAAAATGCCCCAGTAGAGTATCTTGAGTCATATACAACATCTGCTAAAAAAGTTTATTTGAAACAGATTGAAAGTAACAGCCCAGTTAATTTATTGCATCCACATATTTTTAGTTCTGAAGTTATTGAGACAGAGTCTTATGGAAGTAGTGATGCATCAAATGACTATACGTCATCTGTTGAAGACGGAATTCTACAAGAAATTACAGAGACTAAAAATAGCTTGTTAGTTTGTGCATTACGTAGTAATGGTGAAGAAATTGAAGACCCGGAAACTGAGCTAATTGAGCCATTGAAACAGTATCTT